AAGATCTGGCCCGAGCACAATCAGCCCGAATCGGCGACGGTCGCATGCGATGACGACACGAAGCTCGAGGCCGGCGTCGTCCGCTACGAGGGCGCGGCGGACGCGTACGACGACGACAGCGATGGCGACTCCGACGAGACAAACGACTACGCGTGGCTCTGCTTCCTGAATCGCGTCGGCGAGACCGTGATCCGGATCCTCTCGGACGACGACGCGGAGCCGGAGAAGCCCGCAGCCGACGCGCCGGATCAGTACACGCCGCAGCCGGGCGACGCGACGCTCAAACTCGGCGGCCGGCTCGCCATGTTCGAGATGCGCCGCCCCGCGCTCGTCACGCCGCAGGTGCAGCAGAATCAGCGCGCCTTGAACTTCGCGCTCACGATGGTGCCGCGGAACGTCACGACGGGCGGCTTCGTCGAGCGGCTGCTGCTCGACGCCGCCGTGCCCGGCGCGTTCCAGGACGACGGCAAGGGCGGCAAGGTGTTCATCCCCTCGCCGCTCAAGCTCGGCGCCGGCACGACGAACATCATCGAGGGCATCAACGTCCAGGAGACGAACGACCAGGGCGAGAAAGTCGTCAAGCACGCCAGCCCCAGCGTTGTCTTCCGCGAGCCGGTCAAGCCCGACGCGTCGATCGCGGCCGCCGATGAGCACTACGACGCGATCCTCGCCGAGACCGGCCAGCGCCATGTGCTGATCACCGGCGACGCGACCTCGTCCGCCGTCTCGCGGATTCAGGCGCGCGCCGAGTATCTCAACACGCTGCTCAAGTCGAAGACCGAGGTCGAGTCCGCGTTCACGTGGCTCATCGAGACGGCGCTCGCGATGGCCGAGGCGATTGCCGGGCAGGCGGGCCAGTACACGAGCCTCCTCCGCGTGCAGGGCTCGTGCAAGCTGGACACCGGGCCGATCACGCCCGAGGAGCGGAAGGCGATCGAAGCGTCGATCGGCGTGACGATCAGCCAGGACACCGCGATGCTCATGCTCGACGTTGACGACGTCGACGCCGAGAAGTCGCGCATGGCCGCAGACCCGGCATCGCGCTACGCAGGCGGTGAGGCGCTGGGCAAGGCGCTCCAGGCGATCACCACGGCGGGCGCGACGCTCGAGGGCGCGGCCAAGGTGCTCGGCCTCACGCCGGCGCAGGTCAAAGATCTGCTCACACCCGAGACGTACGCCGCGCTCCCCGGTGGTGTCAGCGTCAAACAGCCGAAACCGGGCGCCGCTGGCGAGGTCATCGAGCCGCAGGCGGCGCTCGAAGAGCCACGCGCAGCGTCCACGGCGGTGGCGATCGATACGGCGCCGAACCCCGCAGCCGCCGCGGCTGTGGGCGCGAAGGGCACGAAGGCATCGTCGAGTCCCGGATCCACGGCCGGCGGTGGTGCGCCGGGCGGAGCGGCGGCGTGAACGCGAAGCTGAATCCGGCCGTGGGGTTCGTCCTGCCCCCGGATCTTTACTGGCTGCTGCGCCTCGACGTCAAACCGGGCGGCGCGACTCCGTTTCACTGCTGGATGTGGTGGCATTGGCAGTGGCTGGTTCCGCGAGGTGGCCCGGCGTGATCAACGACGTCGAGCTGGGCGACGTCTGCTGCATGCTGCTCGCGACGGATCGCGATTGGCGGTTCATCGACCCGGCCGACTACGACCGGATCGACGCCGAGTGGAACGAATTTATGTCGAGCGGACAGCGGAACGACCGCCTCGTGCATGTCGAATATCCGGGCGGCGGCGGCGTCACCTGCCCGGTCTCGGAGATTCGCGGGCTCCAGCGCGAGACGCGTGACCAGCGCCGCGCCCAGCGCGAATTCGGGATCGCCTACGAGAGCGAGAAGAAGGCGGACGGCATCCTCGAATGAGGCTATATTCTCGCCGTGCCGATTCGCGACTCCGAGACACCGAGCGCCGCCGAACTCGATCAACTGGCCGAAGTGACCGCAGCGGACATCGCGCGCGCGAAACGACTCGCCGCCGAGCGCGTGCCGCAAGCGTCGCGCGCGTTGAACGCCGAGCGCGATGACACCGCCGGCGGCGTCACTGGACCAATCCCCGACAGCCGAACGCAGTAGCGGCTGCAGCTGCCCGCACATCCCGGAGATCGTCAGCCCGACCACGGGCGCGCTCCGCTGCGTCTGTTGCGGCCGCGAACTGGTGCTCACCTGTCCGGGCGAATGCGGAACGGAACACGTCACCCGGACGATGAAGGCGGCGCGCCAGCAGCTCCGCGCGATCAACCCCGCGCTCCGTCGCCTCGGACCGCGCACCGACGAGAAGCCGCGGCGAAACGGTAAGACGGTGCGGTCGTACCAGGATAAGGCGTGCGATACGTGCCACGAGACGTTCACGCCGACCGGCCCGCGGCAGGTCACATGCACGCGATGCAAGAAGGGCGAACTCGGGGCGACGAGGCAGACGTCGCGCGTCGCGTAGATGGCGCGACCGCCGTTTCAGTTCTCGGGCAGCACCGCTCGCTTTCGAGATCCAGACACCGGTCGCTGGATCACGCGCGTCCAGGTCCGCCAGTGGCTCGACCAGTACATCGCCGCCAGCCAGGCGAAGGTCCTCGAAGCGTCGAACGCGCTGCGCGCCGGGCAGATCACGCTGGCGAGCTGGCAGTCGACGATGCGCGACGAAATCAAAGACAGCCATCTCGTCGCCGAAGCGCTCGCCCGCGGCGGCTGGAATCAGTTGACGCCAGCGGACTTCGGCCGCGTCGGTCAGCGCGTCCGCGCGCAGTATCGCTTCCTCGCCGCCTTCACGACGCAGCTGCGCGACGGGACGGTCCGACTCGACGGCGGGTTCCTCGCTCGCGCGAAGATGTACGCCGCGTCGTCGCGACCTGCGTTCTACGCGTCGCAGGGCGTCGTCTTGGCGGGCGCCGGGTACACGCACGAGCGCTCGCTACTCCACGCGTCGGAGCATTGCGACGTTTGTGTCTCGGAGGCGGAGCGCGGCTGGGTGCAGATCGGACGACTCATCCCGATCGTGCCTCGGGAACGACCGCTGCACCGTCGAATACCAGTGACCGCGAATGTGGAAATGTTGACATTCTCCACGCCGTTGTGTTAGTAATTCCCGCATCGGTGCGCAGCGCGACCGCGCGCCACCGAGCAGCCGTAGCACCGCAGTGCCCCTCGATCGAGCGCGAGGCGCCGGTCACGCGAGCCACGAATACGACTCGCGCACGACCCTTCTAGACCCGCGCGCGGCGCGCGCACCCATGCCTCCAGGCGAGAACGGCGACGGTAAGGGCGCAGCACCAACCCGCGAGAGTATTCTCGCGGAGTTCAAGGACGAGCTGACCGCGCTGTATCGCGGCAACGACGTCCCCGCCCGCGAGCGAAAGCTCAACCAACGCCTGTTCAAGTTGCGCCTCCGGAACCGCGAACTCGAGCAGCAAGCCGAGCAAGCGCAAGGCGCCAAGCCGAAGGATGGCCAAGTCCTGCTGTCGAAAGAGGACGCGGCCGAGTTCGAGGCATTCAAGAAGTTGAATCTCAAGGCCGCCGACCTCGTGACGCTCGTCAAGGAGCATGGCGACCAGAAGACCCGGCTCGCGGAACGCGACGCCGAGGAGCTGTACGTCGACGTGGCCGACGCGATGGGCTTCGCGAACTTGCCAGCGTTCATGCGCTTCATGGAGCGGGAAAAGCTCCACGTGGAGTTCAAGGACGTGCAGGAGCGCGACGAGGAGTCGGGCAAGATGGTGACGGTCAAGGTGGCGATGGTCCGCGCCAAGGCCGACGAGAAGGCCTCACTCGAACCGCTGGACACGTACATCGAGCGCGAGGTGCCCGACTTCATCGAGATTTTCCAGACCGAGCCGGCCGCGGACGACGAAGAGGTTGAAAGCGCCGCGGCGAACGGATCGGCTCCGCACGCGCAGCAGACCAAGCGCTTCGGCGCGGGCGATCCCGTCGCGCGAAAAGCGGCAGGTCTGCCGGCAGCGCAGCGTGGCGTGACGATGCCGGCAACGCGGAACACGCGGCCAGCATCGGGCGCGCGGGCGATCGAGAAGGCGCAGGAAGAGCGGTTCAAGGAAAAGGCGCAAGACCCCGCCTACGCTTCGCTCTGACGTAGTCGACGCAGTCTCAGGCACACGGCGGCGCCGGTGCGAATCCCCACACGGATTTTCACCGACAGGAGTTCCGCACCATGGCCGAGACCCTCGTCACCAAGAGCGCGAAGGCGTCGATCGACGTCTCGACCGCGCAGATGAATCTCCTGATCACGGGCCTGCTCGCTGGCGAGAGCATCGCCGAGTGCGACCTGGTCTACATCAAGTCGGACGGCCTCGTGTGGCGCGCCACCGCGGCCGCCGCGAACGCCGCTGCGAAGGCCGTCGGCATCGCTCCCCGACAAGCCAACACCGGCGAGCCCTGCACCATCATGCCGGGTCCGGGGCAAGTCGCCAAGTACTCCGACGCGCTCCTGACGCCGGGCGCGATCCTGTACGTCGCGGAGACCCCCGGTGGTCTCTCGTCGATCGCGACGACGGGTGACTCGGTCGGCTTCGCGCAGGCGATCGACTCGAGCAACATCCGCCTGACGCGCGCGATCAAGG